ACTGCTCTTTCTGTTAATGGTGCTTTGATTTTATTTCTCATAATGGAATAATCTCTAAGTGCTTGTCTTAAATCTGCGTTATCAGAATAATCATCAAACATCTTAGTAACTTTATTGCTTGAATTTAAAGGTTTTTCTTCAATGGGAACGAATCGTGGTACGAATCGTGGTACGATACTGTCATTGTCATTGTCATTGTCATTATATATAGACAACATTTCTTGAATTTTTTTAAATGTGTCTCTTTCATCGTTTCCATCAATTATTTTTCTATAAACCGCCTTTAAAAGATTAGTATTCTTTACTTGCTTAATATCTTTTTTGATACAATCAATTACAGGCTTGCCGCCTTTAATAATCGAATATTTCAAGTAATTTAAAATGGCAATTTCTTGCGTTTCTTCAGAGTATATAATTGTCTGATATGTATTTTGGAATTTTTCAATTAATTTGATTACATTCTCTAAACTTAACCCTGTTTCAAAAGCTATGATTCTTTTAGGCAGCTTATATACTCCTAATTGTTTAGTTTGCGGATTAGTTAATAGATAAAGCCAAAAGTATTTATCTTCTGAAGAATACATATCAATTACTTTTTCATCTCTCCAAAAATCTGTATCTACGATTCTTTTAATCCCCATTTAATCACTCGCTTTCAAAAGCTGCTTCAAACATATCCTTAAAATCTGACCAGTGTCTGCAAGTTGTAGCAATATCCTTTAATTCATCGTAATCCTCTTCATGTAAATTCTTAACCATGATCTTAAACTGGTATTCGTTAAAGTAAGATAGACGATTCCTTAATATTGCTCTGATATAATTTTGCTTTGCTATAAGCGGATTATCCTTTTGCTTTTTTCTTACATTGCAAATCTTAGGTATATAATCGAATGTTTTTTTAATAGTTGATTCTCTGTCATCAATATCAAAATACTGAGATATTGATATTTTCATACAATCTATTACCTCAATTAACCCAAACTCTTTAATCCATTTCTTTACCTTGGCTGATCCGTGTTCTGTCAGAGTAAATCCTGTTTTGTCCTCATAGTCTTTTAGAAATTCTTTTAGTTGCTCATCTTCAAAATTTTCTAACTCTTTTCTCCAGTCCAGCATCATTTTTAACTGTTCTCTCTTTGAGTTAAGTTCCTTCAACTGTTCTTGTTGTTTTTTAATTTCATCCTTTTCTGTGAGTTTCTTTTTGCCCTTGCCTCTATTGCAGTCAAAGCATGAAGTTATAAGATTCATAATGTCATTATCTCCGCCATTGACAACAGGGTTAATATGATCTATCTCCAAAACAACATCTGGAGCCATTCTTCCGCAATATTGACAGGTAAAACTATCTCTTTTGAATACTTCAAATCTTAACTTTTTAGATATTGTTTTTCTTGCCATTCAATCACATCCTTTAAGGATATACCCTGGATTAAATCCAAGGTATATCGTCATCGTCTGTTACAGGCTTAAATACTTCGGCACTATCATCCAAATACTTATCCGCAGGTACCTCCACTCCTGCAAGTATAGATTCAATACTTCTTAGGTTTACGCATTTAGTAAACCACGCTAAGCTGCCATCATTCTTGCGGTACTGCTCCCGCCCAAATACTCCGCCTATTAAAAGATTCTTAAGGGAATTTTCATTCCAATTCCACTTATACTGCGGATTACTTTTTTCAATAGCAGTCATAAGCCCTTTAAAATACGGCTGGCTGTTGCCCTCGGTTAATTGTATGAAAGTGCAACCCCATTTTCTCTGTTGCCTTGTATCCCTGTCCCACTGTCTTTTATAAAACCCTTTCTGTGTTCCATCGGCTATGTCCAAATAAAGTTTTAACGCTTCTTTGCCTGTGCTTGTCCTGATAGTTTCAGCTTTCACTATTTGGCATACATGACCGCCTAATTCCAACTGTTCATATGTTCCAAATTCCTTTGCTTCTATTTCATCCCATCCTGCTGGTTTTTGCATTTTAAAACTCCTCCATCGCTTTTATTATTTTAGTTACATCGTTATCAATCTCTTTTTCTTCTATCATTCCGTATGGTGTCTTGGCGGTTGAATTATTCGCTTGAGTTTCAAATATGTATCTGTCACCGCTTTTCTTAGCCACCAAGACAATGTTGAATTTGCTTTCAAGTACAATCTTGTCCAACTTCCTGCCGCTTGTTTTTACTTTAGTAAAAGTAAAACCGTTGTCATCCCTTTCGGTCTGGGTATGTGCTAAAAATATTAAAGTCAAATCATCCCTGAAAGAATACGCATAATCGACCAAATCCCAAATACATTGTGCCAAATCAATCCATTTATCGTAGCCCTTTTCCTTGCTTCGTCTCATTTCATCCCCGACCATAATCCCGTTAATCGTATCAATAACAACATATTTGATTTCCGGTCTTATTTTATTTATACCAACAATTATTTTATTAATTTCATCCACTACATCAGTTTTAAAATAGTTTTTATTTTCAGCATTATACTGTTGTCTCCACCCTTTCCAGCTAAGTCCTTTCTTGTCGCAATCTATATAGTAAGTTTCCTTTGGGTTTAAATTTCTCATAGCAGTGGTTTTACCGCTTCCACTTTCACCCATAATCAGCAATGCCCTGCTCATTCTTCTTCCTCCTCTTCTAATTCGTAATACTCATCAAATTCCTCATCCCCACATATGGGACAGAATACCTCGATATGTTTTTCTCTAAAATTCCTGCCCCACGCTTCGTAATGTTCCCAAAACTCCTTGTATACCGGCTCTTCAAATATCGCTTCACAGTTCCAACATTTATACTTCATACGGCTCCCACTCCTCACAACCCATTTCCAGTGATATGACATGGTCTTGAATTTCGCAGTAGCCAAGGTTTCCGCCTTTAGGTTCAAAGTGATAACAACCCATACAAGTAGATGTTTTCTCGGCTATCAGTCCCCTTATATAATTCTTTGCCTCCTGCCTTTCATATACGGCATTTATGTCATTAAACCAAATCATGAAAGTCTTGTCGGGTAAATTGCTTTCGTATCCGTCTTTGTGGACCTGTATTGATACTAAATTGACATGAGGCGAGTAGTTAAAAAATGCGTGTATCCCCTTTTTTTTTGCCTCGAAGCATAGGTCTAATAACTCGTGATATGTTTTCATTGCAAACCTCCTTTTAATATGCTATAATCAGCATGATAATTTATTTTTTATTTGCCTGTTGCCGCAGGCTTTTTTTTATGATTTTTCTTGTTTTGACTGTGGTAAGGCAAC